CCCAACGGATTGTACCTCCCATTTTGATCCTTTATAAACGACATACCTGAGCGTTTCCAAGTAAGTCTGGATCTTCGAGTCCAGCAGTATAGAAATCTCATTCGTGAGACGGAGGTTGGTGTTGACTGAAGATGTATTGTCGTTCCGAACATAGAGACTACGAATAGTCCCCTTCGCCGGAAGTTCGACAACGTTCTCAAGCCAGACACCTTCCTCCGTCTCCTGAGTCATCACAAAACCCAGCTTACCGCTGAATCGTGACATTGAATCAGGCCTTCTTGCGAGAAATCGTCAGTGCCGAATAGGGCGCAGTCAGAGAGCCAGACAGGCGCGTCTCGGCGAGGTACTTGTACTGGTTGAAGTCGAGATCAAACGTCTCGGCCATACCCAGTTCCGCACCAGCGTTCGAGCCGATAGTATAGTCGCGGAGATCCACGACAATGCCCAGAAGCTCGTGGGCTGCGCCCTTGAGCTCGTGCTCCAGTCCATCGAACTGGGGCACCGTCACAATCTTCGTGACACCGAGAGCACCTGCGAGCGCTGCTTCGGTCTCGTAAAGGCGGCGACCGTTCTTGTCCTTCAGGAGAAGCATACGAACAAGCCGCTTCTTCGAGATGAACAGGATCGGCGAGCCAGACCCTTCGAGGTCAGCCGATGCCATGACGATGTCGTCGACAAGCGTCTCGTCGGTTGTGGTGGACTCAAGCGACTTGTGAATCGCATAGAGGTCGTTCTCCTTGATGATGGGGCGAATTGCCTCATCATCAACTCGATCGGGATCTGTCATCTGTCGGCCATCCCCAATGAGGATAGCCCTGGCAATTTCCTCCGAGAGCTTACCCTTCATCTCGGACTTAAGCCAGGCAACAACATTGAAGTCAGTAATATCCACGATGTCATCGCGGTCCAGACGCTGCTTCTTGTAGATGGTCGTCGGGGACGTGGTTCGGGTCAGAAGCTTGATGACTTCGTCAGTCTTCTTCTGGGCCTTCTTGGCATAACCCTTTGCCCTCGCCTTATCATCGCGGATGTCCGCGAAGATAGACTTAATGCGCGCGAATGGGCTGTGCTTCGTACCGTTCATAACGACCGAAACCCAAGACTGGTCTCGGTCCAGGAACATCGGCTCGTCCGAGATGCTCTTGGCATCTGGGAAGAGATACCCAATGTTTTCGATGCCGTAATCGGCATGACGCAACTCTTCCAGAAGCGTCGAATTGTTTCGCTTAGCCGTCTCAACGAGATTGGCGAAATCTGCGTGGGACAGCACGTTTTCGGGTGCCTTATCACCTTCAAAGACGTTGTGCTTCATATCGTCTCCTTCATTGTTTTCTTCGTCGGTGTCTTCGGAGTCTTCAGACTCCCCATCAATAGCGGCTGCGATCAGGTAGTTGACCGCCTCCATCTGTTCGTCGGAGAGAGTCGAAAGGATCTCACCGATGGTCTTGTCTCCATCAGGAGACTTATCTTCGGAGTCTTCGGAGTCCTCGGACCCTTCGAAGTCTTCGTGAACTGCATCGTCGTCACCCATTTTGATGATCGCCGAATACCCATCGCCGTCGCCGTGAGCCATAGACACATTCTCGATGGTTGCCTTGGGGTTTGCACCCTTCAGAACCAGCGAGACTTCGACAATGTTGCCATGTCGAACAATATTACCATCCTGCTTCAAGTGATTGGCGAAAATGGACAGGGAGGTAACATCGCCGTGCTCGATCAGTTCGCGTGCGTGCTCAGCCTGAGCAGATCCATTGAAGAAGCCATAGGCGTAAACACCCTCCGGCTTCTTTTCAAGTTGGGCATGACCCAAAACGTTGGTCACGTTGTCGTGACCATGCTGCCAGACGAGGGGCACAATGGCCCCATCGTTTTGCTCAAACGCCTGGCGAGCGATGACACGCCCGTCCGAGCACTTGACATTGGCGACTGTCGCCCATCCATCGAAATCTGAAATTTCATCAGGTGCTGTCATTTTGACCTTCCTCGTTAGATCGTTGATCCGCATTCGCGGATGATGTATAGGGATTCGCCAACTGATCCGCCTTGGGATCCGTCGATTGCGGCAAACCAATGATGCTTCGAATTTCATTCGGCGTCATCACCTGGTTGGTGATGAATGTTTGCGCCATTGAGGCAATCGAGTCCAATGACGTTGCCGCAAACGGATCTCGGACATAGATGATCCGCTGTCCCTGAGATCTTGCAGTCTTGGTCAAGAAAACCATCGTCGCCGATTTTGTAATTGTGTCCAGAATCGGTTTGACGGTCCTATTGTAATAACTCAGATTGGTCTCGGCGTCAGCAGTACCGTTTACGACTGATTCAGTTAGTCCCAGAGCGTTGTATAGCTGCTCAGACAGATACTTCACCTGATCAAGAAGATTGTTCTCAACTGGTCGGTTGAGCTGTGTGATCTTCTCAGCTCCATCGACATACGCAACGCCAATTTCAGAATTTCTGAGCTGCTGTTCAATTGCTTCTCGACGAGTCTCGGCTTGCTGCTGTCGCAGTTCGCCTCGGACCGAGTATGGAAGCTGGATAATCAAATCCAGTTTCTTACCCAGGGCCGAATTGTCAATCGCATCTAGTGCGTCGAGCTTCCGTGCCAGACGATTAGCCAGCGAATTGTTCGCCGCCGTTACGTCGTAGAGCGGAGAGTACACGATCGCTGCGGAATTCTTCGAGATACGGATTGTCTCTCGATTCCCCGTACGGTCATTATACAGATTCACATCGACTGAGTCCGTGTACCAACTCTCGATACGACCAACCCGAAGCGACAGGACGTCGAAAGAGCCTTCCTCGTTCAGAGCGACATCAGTATCGACTGGAACCAGAGCAGCGCTACCAGTTTCCAGCATCGTGTAGACCAATTCGTAAATCAGCATGTTGGATGTCTGATCGATGTTTGCCATGAGAGACAGACACTCGTTCAGATTCGAATCCTTCTCGCTGTCGTATCTACCATTTTGATCTACCTTGACATGTCGAATTGGTGTATTCGATACATCGAGCGCGATCTTATTATACAAAGTCTGGACCAAATTAGTCGAACCAATAGATCGATAGCTTGGCCTGTATTCGCTGGAGTTGCTCCGAGCATATCGCTCAGGATGATCATGTACAAACACGTTCCATGCACGTGTCAAGCGGGACATTATACCCATATAACCTCCTCTCAACTAAAGTCGTCTAGCTGGTTACGGTACGCGACCCACGCATCCATGAGTGCCGCAACCGAGTCAATTTTAAGGTCCATCCTCTTTTTGAGGATCTTCCGGTTACCATTAGTGTCCTCGAGGGTAATGGTATTACCCATTGCCCATGAGAATAGCTCCTGATCGAAGATGAGTCTCCGGTCTTCAGCCAGACTCTTGAGTTCACCCAATGGAACCGACTCGGTGCGAGCACCCTGAATGACTTTGTGGATGCCGTAAGGACCATTATCGGTCGCCCAACGTTCAACAAATTCTCTGGCGTTGTATGGGTCATACCCAAACGCTCGAACGTCATACTCAGATCTCAAGATGTACTCGTCGAGATCGGTGTAGACTTCGATCATGTCAAGAATTGTCCCATCCATGACCTGGAGCGAACCTTCTCTGATAAATGACTCATACTTCGCGCGTCCGGCAGCCGGTAGCTTGTCGAACGTTCGCGTCGTGATGTACGCTCGAGTCTTAACCCCGAAATCACCTGTCGGTAACGGGAACAAGAACGTGAACGCGCAGAAATCATCTCCTTGAGAGAGATCTGCGCCCATAGCACACGGCATCTGCCAGAATTCCCGGGGATTGTGAGGGATCGTTTCCTCGTAAGTGAAGAAGTACGTATATCCCTCACACGGGATGCCGAATCGTTTTGCTAAAATATCGTTCCTTGCCGAAGGAACATTTTCGGCTCGGGCAACGTCCCTTTGATATGTGTCGTAAGACACAGTCTTTCCTAAGTTCGGCTGCGCCTTAATCCACATATTGGGGTCGGCGACCTCACTCACATCGTCCAGCCGATAATACCAGATCGAAGTGTGTGGATCGTAGTACTCGCCCTTAAGGATCGAAAGTAATTCCATTTTGATGGAATCACCGACACCGTTACGGACTGTACCCTCCGACGAGACAGCCAGGATAACCCAGTCGTCCAGTTTTGAAGCACCCTGTTCCAAAGCTGAGATGACGTTCTGACGAACATCGCCAGACAGCCACTCATCAATGGTGTTCACTTTTGAACGTAGACCCTGAAGCTTGTCCACGTTCATCGGGCGAACTTCAAGGAGGGAATTTGTTGAGAAGTTCTCAATCCCTTTCTTAGTCGGAGTGAGCAGAGACCGATTGGCTTTTGCCCCCACCGTAGCGTGGACCGTGCCGGCAGAAAGAAACTTGAATAGAGGTCCCTTACTGCGCGTGATGGCAGTCTTAAAAGGGGATAGTGTTTCTTCCGCCTGTGGCATGGTAGGCGCGGTCGCCACCTGATGGGTAGTTGCAGGGTCGATTGTAAGGAAGTAAGCATGGATGAAAGCCATGTACATGGATTTTGCTGCGCCTCTGGCAACGATTAAGTATTGCTTATTAACGAGACGCCGCTTGACATCCACCTGCACATACTTACCATTGTGACCGGTCTCATCTGGGACGAATTTTGTCACTTTCTCGAAGTAAAACCACGACAACAGCGATTCGGCCCATAGCTTGAACGAATCGAGCAGAGTCAAATCGCTGCCGTCAACAAGTGTCATCTCATTCTCGCAGAAAGCGATGAAACCGTCAATGGCTTTGTCGTCGTAGTAATACCTTGGGTTGGCAATCAGGTCGTCAATGCGGTTCATCTCCATCTCGATTGTGTGAGAGACGGGGATTTCACCAGCGAGTACCTTTTCGCGAAACTCAGCGTAGTATTTAGGTGTGGCAGTATTGGAAAGTGCCATACCTACTTCTTCTTGTCCATTGAGTTCTTAAGGATCGCATCGAGATTAAATGAGTCCTTGGCCATCTTGGCGATGCCTGCATACTCGGTGCCCTTGAGCTTGGAGTCGAGCGCCGCGGTGAGCATGTCGGTTGCCGTACGGGCCGCGTACTTCGTCAGGTTCTTTCGAGCCTCGTCGACGAAGAGATCAGCCGTCTTGGCGAGAGTACTTCTATTTTGACTCTCGTATTCCTTGAGTTTCTCTTTCAGCTCATAATTCTGCTTCTCGAGATTCAGACGCTTGTTCTGCTCGATCAGATCAGTCGAGGACAGGTGACGAGGAGCTTCCTTCCGCAGAGCAGCGGTAATACCGCCCTTAGGAACTCGCTGCTTCTCGAGTTCTTTCTGCTTCTTCTCGGCTTCCTTGGCAGCTTTCTTCTCGGCTCGCTCAGCTTCCTTCTGCTTCTTCTTGTGTTCAGCTTCTGCCTTGCGTGCTTCGCGCAGCTTCTGATTCTCAAGCTTCTTGCGTGCTCGTTCGGCAGCCTCCTGAGCCCGCTTAGCCTTATTTGCAGCGTGCTTTTCGGATGCGGCTTTAGCGCCCCTCTTCGCGGCGGAAGCAGCCTTCTTCGCCGCAGCCGCGGCAGCCTTGGCGGCCTTCTTCAGCTCAGATTCGTGCTTCTTGCGTTCCTTCTCGGCTGCCTTCTCAGCCTTTGCGCGTTCCTTTTTGAATGCCTCAGCATTAACAGCTTCGCCGATCTTTTTCTTCTCTTCGACAGAACGAAGTCCGCCTCCGCCAGAAGATTCAGTCTTCTTACGGACGCCCCACTTCATGCCGAGCACACCGTAATGAGACAGATAATCTTCGCTCATGGTTTTCTCCCATCATTGAATAGTTAACCGCCATTCCGACTCTTGCTTCAGAGCCTCAATCGCCTTGATAGCAAATGAGGTCTGAGGCGGGTCAAACGCCAGGCGAACCGAGTAGTTCACGTACTGACGCAAAATTCGACCGAGAGCCGTGGCGGGGTAATCTGCCTCGGAAGATAGGTCGCCAACTTCGCGATTTAGCTGAGTCGCGGTGGCCAAAGCATTATCAATGGCGTCCTTAACTTCGCTGTCGAATGAAGTGTTATCCTCCATCAACCCGAGGTAGGTCTTTGTGTCTTGTAGAATCGACATTTAGCCTCCTACCATAGTTTTGTATCGCCGGGAGATCTCGGATTGAAATCATCGAGAGCCAATGCCTTGGTTCCGTAGTGGATTGCATTGTGGGTGTCTCGACTCACGCAAATAAGATTGTTTAGATCCCACATACACGGATCGAAACGCTCGCACTGACTTGGGGTTAGCGGGTTTATGTGATGCACAACAATGCCGTCGTGGATCTCATATCCCTCGACCCCCAAGTCGCAACCAAGATCCCGCGCAATTACTCGAGTTCGAGCTTCTCGCCAAATATCACTTTGGTAAAAAGCCTGGTTCAGCCACCTCGATCCTCCGAATGTCTCTCCGAAAAATACTCCGTCGAGTGACAAATATTTAAGCCGCTCTTCAAACGTATGTAGATGGCGCAATTCATCGTAACTCAGCATCTGAATCTCCAGAATATACCTTGAAGGCTGCCAATGCTTCAGAAACCAGCTCTTCGGTCCTTGCTGCAGACTCAAGCGCCGAAACCTTGGCCTTGGCAAGTGTTGTGTCTGCCTCAAGCCGAGCTTGTTCCAGTCTTTCGCGACTGGAGCCCAGCTTAAGGAAATGGAGGATCACTGAGTTGCTTGCAGTGCCGTCAAGAATCTGCTGTGTAGCCATATCCATAGCAGCAACAATAGCCATTCGTTCAGCTTCCTCGGGAGACCGAGGGGTTTTGGTCTTCTTTTTGACCATTTCGCGTCCTTTCTAATACTTCGATCTGAGTTTTCGCCTGCCCCAACCCGCGCCTGGAAAGGAGCAAAGAAACAGGCGTGAGAACTAATAGGGCCGGGGCAAGCCAAAACCCAAATCGAAATATACCCCCGGAGAATTTCCAAGGAGATCGGAAG